TCGACGAGCGCAGGATGCACGAGTTGTAGATCCCGATCGCGCCCGAGAAGATGGCATTGCCGGTCTCCTCGCGGCCCATCGAGGCCGCCTTCTGGAGATCGAGCCACTGCCCGGTCGATGTATTCCGGCGCAGCGAGGTGATCTGGTACGGGTGCAAATACACCACATACATATCCTCGAGCGTATTGCCGAAATCCGAGCGCTGCTTGTTGCGCGGGAACTTGCCCTTGAACCGCACCGGACGGATCATCGGCGTCGCCGTAATGGCAATTTCCTTCGCCTTGTCGATCAGATCGAGGGTGAAGGTGTCGCCAACCAGCAGGAGATCGTCGGAGGCCCGCGAGCTCTGCCGGATGACGCGAGAGGCCGAAACCGCGATCGTCGAATTCAGACCGGTAAAGCGGACATCGGTCGCGACCGTATTGCCGCACACCTGATTGAAGAACGCCACCGAATAGCGCTTTTTGTACCAATCGGCGAGCCGGCCCTTGGCCGTATTGCGCAGATCCCAAGGCACGCGCTGCTGGTCGATGGTGCGCCGGCTCTTGACGCCGACAACCGCCATCAGCTCGTTGATCACGAGCGCATCCGAATAGGTGGTGAGCGTTTCGCCGTTGCCCTCGGCCAGCTGGTTTTCGGTGAAACCGGCCTGCGCCAGCTGCATGACGATCCCATAGGTGATCTGATCACCGGGGCCCTTCGTCATCGCGTCTTGGCGGTGAATAATGGAATTCTCGTCGTCACCGATCAGCGGAGCGATATCGGTGTACTTGAGAGCTTCATGGTCGAGGACGCGCGACCAAAGCTTGACGGCCATGCTGTCGTTGACCGGGAATGACGTTGTTCCCATGGGAGGGCACCCTTGCCTTGGGAGGCCGCCCGTCAAGGGGGCGCACCTCTCGAGTTAAATTTTCAGCAGGAGGATGCACAGGTCGCCCTAAGGCCGGGTGTGCGCCGAATGCCGCTACTTGGAGAGAGAGGCGATCTCAGCCTTTTTGCGCTGGCCGGGCATATTCGGATTTTTTAGGGGCGAGGGTGCCGATCGTTAATCCGGAACTGACTTCACCACTACATTGCAGAATCAAAACTGTCAACAAGAACGCCGCAGCGAGGGGCTATTTCGCTGCGGCGCTCGAGGCTAGGTTGTCCGTAAGGACCGCCAGTACCACTCCCGTGAGGGGGCCCGCGGGAGGATTCGCTTATATCACTTTCGATTCCGGATGTCGTTATCCCATGGGAAAATTTGTTGCGCGGCCCGGATCAGCCTCGCATCCGAGCGCATCGATCCATGCAGAGCGAGGAGATCGGCCAATATTCCCGTGGTCGCGAACCAGAGCCCAGCTGCGGCTAATATGCCCCGCAACCACGCACCCGATGAATGCGGTAATGGGCGAAAAAAGCGGAAACCAGAAAATCCCGAGAACGCCGAAGCAAATGAACACCTGCCAATATTTTTCTCTTCTCGAGATCGTCCAAACCATGAGACCGAACCATGGCAAAGCCCCGAGACCATATTCGAAAACGACCTGTAAATAGTCATTGTGCACAAACTCCGGATGCATGAGGAGGGTTGGCGTCACCAGCACCACTTCCGTGAACGTACCACCGCCGCGCCCGAATACGGTGAGACCGCCGACTGCGGCGCCCCATGCCTCGAGGCGGAAATCGTCGCTGACCGAGAGGTTGAAATAGAAAAATAAACAGGCACCTAAGAGACCGACCGCCGCGAGCGCCCAATGCATATATTTACAGGCTAGCGAAACACCGATGGCAAGCCACGCACCCCGCGAATGCGCGATCCAGAGCAGCGGGATCAGCATGCCGCCGATGCCCCAGAGATCCTCATCGATCAGACCGAGGATAACTAGCGCAGTGACGGCGCCGAGCGTTGTCCCGTTAAAGAGCAGGCCTGCGGCTGAAAATGGCTCAGGGCCGGGTAGATAATAGACCGGCGAGCGCCCTGCAAATTGGAACAAGATTACCGGCAACGAGATCATCAGTCCGATCGCAAGCCCGATCCAGAGCCGGCGAAGCGAGGGCAAGGTGGATCCTAGCCAGAACGCCATCGCGCAGGTGACGATCTTCCACGCCCCGATAACGGAATCAAAGCCATTGCTCGACCATGCTATCGAAAGACATGCATAAAGGGAGAACGCGAACACCAGCCGGTGCGCTGGCGTTATCGGAGCACGATGCCAAAGCGCCCATGGCAGGCAAGCCCAAAGGACGATCCACTGGGTTGGGATCGTCCCACCGGTGTAACCGGCCCAGAAACAGGCCGGCAGCAACAGGCCGAGCCAAATCACCTGCCACCGGGAAAATCGCGCCCCATGAGCGCCTGCAGCTGATGCTCGTTCAAGCTATCCACGAGCTCGCCAAATTCCGTATCGTTAAGCTTGAGGAGCATTTCTGCGGTAAGACCGCCCGGAGGCACGCCGCCACCATCCGATAGCGATCGCCCATCCTCCTGATTCTGACGCAGTGCTGCGAGGGCGGCGGTCGCATCTTCGGATGTCGGAGCGGCCGGCGCAGCAGGGGCTCTCGGGACCACGGCAGGCACGCGCGCAGCTGGAGCGGCCGGGCGCGCGCCGGGCGCCGGCCGGGGTTGGGGCGCCGGGGCCGGGACTGGCTTGAACCCGCGCGATCGCGCGAGCTTGAGGATTGCCTGCGCGGGCGATTTCTTCTGGGTGAGCGCATTCGATACCACCCATTTTTCCTCTTGGTTGAAGAGGTTCACCATTTCCTGCACCTCGGCAGGCGTGAAAACCTCATTCGGATCGTTCGGATCCTTGTCGAATTTGGTGATGCAGATCTCGGTAAGCCGAGAATCCTTCAGGAACTGGTAAGCTGCCGGCAAATCCTTGCCTTCCGGCGTCGACGCATAGGCGCGGAAGTCCCGCTCGAAAGTATCCTTGAGTTGGCGATCGTCGTTGCTGGTCTGCACCGTCTGCTGCAGCTGCTGTTGATGATCGTATTGATATCGTGTGCGGCGGTTTACCTGCGCTACCGCGCCGGCATAATCCTCGGCCGGATCGATATCCTGCTCATCGAAGGGGTTTTCCGGGAGGGCGTTCGGATCGGCCTGCGCGGCTGCAGCCGCCTGTTCCGCGCTCTGGCGCTGGGCGGCGAGCGCCTCATTGATCAGATCGACCCGGGCAGTAAGCTTGATCCGGTCCTCGCGCTCCTTGCGCGCGGCAGTTTCAGCTGCCTCGCGCGCGGTATTTGCTCGCTGGAGCTCGCGCTGATATTTCGAATAGTTTACGGTTTTCGGCGGTTTCTGCGCTCCTTTGCCATCCACTGGCGCCTGCTCGCCCGGTTGCCAGGGGGCGGCTTTATCATTCTGATCCCGAGCAAGCGCCCCCGTTCCATCGGGATCGCCACCTGCGGGATCGCCTGCCCCTCCGTCAGGATCCCCGCTTCCATCCCCATCCTGATCATCTCCGGCGGCAGGATCAGCGGGCACGTCCCCTGTACGCATTCCGTCAAAGAGGGCCTGCTCAGCTGCGGTAAGGCCCTGCTCGTTAACCTCTTCACTGCCGGGTGCTCCGGCCCCGTCGTCGACATCTGGGATCACCTCAGCTGTTGCCGGTCCTGCCTGCTGGAAACCGATCTGATCGGTGTTCGTCATTCCAATGATGAGCGCGCGGCGCGACGTGGTACCTCTTAAATCAGGCGACATTCTTAACCTCCTCGTGATGTTGTTTTATTGTTTTCGCAATCGCTTTCCACGTCTCGGAATCCAACGGTCCTTCGAGCGTATCCGCTCCGCCGAGCCGAATCCAGCCCAGAGGCGGATGCTTGACGGGGCCTTCCACTTCCAAATCCCATAGCCCGAATTTCATGCGCAGTTGCTGCTCATATTTGCCCTCCGGCATATCCGGTCGTTTCCGGCGGCCGCGCGCGTTGCGCTCCCATGTCTCAGGCGGCGGCTTGATGACGCGCTCGGGAGGCGAGAAATCGATCTCTTCCCATCGATATATTCCGACCAGATGCTCCTGAAACAGCACCTGTACCTGCCGCGTCAAGGCTGAGAGCGCGCGAATCATTGCTTGGGCGCTGCAGGCTCCGGCCGGGCGTCGACCACGGCGCCGACACGATCACGGTGCGCGGCCGCTAGATCGCGGTGCAGCCCGCCGATCGCGCCGAGCATCCCGACATGCGCATTCATGCCGTCGAGCGCGGTACGGGCGCGCTCCTGCCCCATGTCGTGGTGAGCCTGAAGGTGATCCATCCCCTGCTGCTTTGCCGCCATATAGGCCTCGGTGCGGGATTTGACGGCTTCCTGCGCAGTCTGCGCGAGCTTCGCGTGCGCCTCGAGCGGCGCGGCCGCGGCTTGCACATGGGCCTTGCGCGCATTGGCGAGATCCAGATGCGCCTTCGCGAGCTTCGAAACCTTATCGGTCTGGGCGTTCTGCATGTCCACCGCATGCGTCATTTCGTCCCGTTCGTTTTGGGTGAGGAGGTGGCGGGCCATGGCGACGTCATACATCGCGGTTGCCTGCGAGGCGCCGGCCTTGGCATTGTTCATCTCGGCGGTTGACTGCGAGGCATTGGTCTGGGCCACGAGATGGTTGATCGTCAGCTGGCGCATTTCCTCGGCCTGCTGCTGCTTCTGAGGATCGTCACTGGCTTGCGTGATCACCTTGGCGATCGCCTCGACCAACGCGCTCGGCAGCGGCGAATAGCGCATCACCATCACGAGGATCTGCGGATTGCTCATGAGCTGGTCTTTGAAAACCGCCAGCATCGGCTGGATGATTGCCCAGTTTGCCTCCTTCTGATTCGGCGAAGTGGGTGCGTCATCCACGATCGTGTCGTATTCGCCGGTCGTATGCTCCTTGGCGAGCGGCACTGCGGCGGTATATTCCTGCCCGACAACTCGGATCAACCGGCCATCGCTCATTTTGGTCTGGATATAGTAAAGCCGCTTGTCGCCCACGATCTTCAGGAAACGCCGGAATGAATCGAACAGCGTCGCCAGAACCGTCATGCCCGCCTGCTTGCGCATATGCTCGAGAATGCCGGGCTGGTTCTGATCTTGCTGGCCGAGAAGCTCAAGGTTGATGCCGGTGACGTCCTTGATCGACGAAACCGCGAATGTAAGCAGGTTCACATAGGCCGAGGCATCGCCCTGCCCGGGCTTCGGCATGATCTTTGGTTTCGTCCCGGAGAGCGCGCCATCGGCCATCCAAGTGATCGATTCGGGCAGCGCATAGCCCTCTTCTGCCTCCTCGACGTCCTCGAAAGCGCTCATCTCGGCGAGGATCCCACCCTTCGCCGTTGCGTTCATGATGTGCATGATCTGGGACATAAACTTGTTTGCCCACATCTGCGGATCCCGGACCACGCGCACCAGCCCGTAGAACATGCGCTTTTTCTTGTCGTATTCGCCCGTCATGCAGGCCCAGCTGAAGCGATCGCCGCATGGCGCCGGTCCGCCGCCGAGATATTCGTTACCGAGCCATGCCCGGTAATAGCGCTTGCGCGTCATCTGCACCGAATCGAGATTCATCCCGAGCTGTGCAAGGCGCCCCTTTAGTTTGGTATGCTCCTCATCGGTGAGATCCATCAGCGTATTCGTCATTGGATCGGCCACGCGCCAATAGGGCTCGCGCTCCCACCATTCGGTGCAAACCAGCGTCACCTGATTTTTGTCGTCGTGCTCCTGATAGCTGTCGTCACCGTCGCGGATCCGGCGCTCCTCGATTGATTTCGTGGCGCGGTCGACTTCCGAGCCGCGGGCCCAGCTCGCATCGATCTGATAGCGGGTCTTGCCGCGGAACATCTGCAACGCATCGGCGAGCGGCATGCTGCGCACGCGCGTCATGCGCCGGCTGTCGACAAGGTTTTTCTTGCGCGCGGTGCGGTCCCAATACATCTCTCGGGGATCCGTGCTCTCCTCGACGTAGGCACCCATCGGGTTGTCATCATAGGTGAAGCGCGTCTCTACCCAGCCCATGCCGCATTGCGAGCAATTCTGGAAAGCATCGCTCTCCTCGTCCTCGGCATCGCAACCGTCGGCCATCCATTTTGAGGCAGCCGTCAACACCTCGTTTACTTCGGTGTTGTTGTTGTTGCGGGGCAGGAATTTGACTTCCGAGCGGCCGTTGATCTGCATGCCAGCCACGGCCTTGAGGATCGTCTGCACCCGGTTGAAAACGATATGCGGCCGCTGCTGGGCATCGAGGAGCTGCTTGTCCTCGGTCGAAAGCTGCTCGCCGGCGACAAAACCGAAATCCTCCTCGGCTTGGATGCGCCAAACGCTGGAGGATTCCTGATCGGCCCAGAAATGGCTGCGTAGGATCCGAAACTTCTCGCGCGGTTTCATCTTGGAGAGAAGGCGGATTTGCGTCGCGTTCGGCCCGGCGTTGGCGCCATCATCGCTTCCGTCGTCGCTCTCCGCGCCGGGATCCTTATCGCCAATGCGATCGAACTCTATATCATCGAGGATCTCGCCGCGGGAGCGTGCCATCGGTTAGCCCTTCTTGAGTGCCTTTTTGAGCTTGCTCTCGAATTCGGCCAGCAGATCATAAACCGAGAGTTTCGCCGGCTTGTAGTCGCCGAGGAGCAGCTTTTTGATGGTCGCCAATTCCGAGCGCATGGCCTCAAGACTTTCGTTCTGCTCGTTGTAGGCGGATTTGATCGCCTCGATCTCACGACGATCATCCTCGGTTTCGTTGCGCTCCGCCTTGACGGTCCGCCAGCAATGTCCCTGATCTTCGCCGTTCCCTTCAACCCAAGGCCGATCATGCTGCTCGAGC